CAACAAGCTAAACTTGCCAAGAAAAAGAAACAAGATTACGATAAAAGGGTAAAGAATTGGTTGAAGATAATAAGGAGAAAGATATGAGTAGTCCACAATTAGAAATCTGCGAGAAGTGTGGTTTAAGATTCTACTCAGTGTTGGGCGAAATTATCTGCCCTGAGTGTGAGAAGAAGGAGTCTACCAATGATAAAAAATAATGGTTGTTGTGATTTAGAGTATGCTAAGAAGATAAAAGAGTTGGGTGTTAAACAAGAGAGTTTATTCAAATGGCACTCCAAGTTAGATGGAAAAGGTAATAGAGTCTATACGGAGATAGTTTATTTACCAATTAAACAAATGGAACAAGATTACTCCGCCTTCACTTGTGGAGAGTTGGGGGAGATGTTGCCTTACTATTTAGTTGGCAAAGGTGAACTTACTATTAAGAAAAATTACCTTAGAGATAAAAGAACAGGTTGGAATGTTAGATATGAAAAAACAATTAACTGTAAAGGAGAGCCATTACCAACAATTTGTGGAGACATTATGGCTAATGCTATGGCTTTAATGTTAATATGGTTGATAGAAAACAAAATGATGGAGGTGTGAGGTGAAAGACAAAGATAGAGAGTTAAGATTGATATTGGAAAAGTATTACTTACCTGCCATAAGTTTAGATTTAGCACAAGGAGAAATCAAAGCCCTCTACAAGCCGTTGGAGAAGGGGGAGCTTGAGAAGATAATGTGGGAAGTTGCACGTATTGAAATTGGTTCACCAGCATCAATAATGTTAGCCCAAGCAATCATAAACGCAAGGGGGGAGAAGTGAGCAAAATAAGTAAAAGAGAAGAATTGGCTGAATATATACTTGAGCTACTATACAATGAAGAATTTAAAAAAGAACAATATCTTGTAAATGCTGACTATATAAATGGAAGGAAAAATAGAGCGATTGAACATTATAAGTATTCATCTGTTTTTCATTCAAAAGTTAATACGGCTGTTGCCTATATTGCTAAAATAACAGGAATAAGGGAGGAGAGATGAAAGAAAATAAGTTTCTATTCGATGGGAATAAGTTACTATGGCACATGGAACGTGTAGAGAAACACTTTAAACATGGACAAAGAATTGCTCCATTACACATTGATATAGGAGCAACTAAGTTATGTAATGCAAAGTGTATTTATTGTTACGGATTATTCCAAAAGATGTCCAATGATATAATTCCAAGGGATGTTTTAATTAAGTTATTCCATGATGCACCTCTATTGGGAGTTAAATCATTAGTTGTTACAGGTGATGGTGAGCCTACTCTTAATCCAGCTCTATATGAAGCTTGTGAAATAGGTCATATGAATGGACTGGATTTGGGTATTGCAACCAATGGGATATTCTTAGATGAGAAAAAATTAGATACGATATTATCCACCTGCACGTGGCTACGCTTCAACCTCTCGGCTGTTGATGAGGTGGGATATAAATCCATTCACGGTGTTCCCAAGTGGAAGTGCGTGCAGGCTAATATTAAAAAAGCCATAGAGTTAAAGGAAAAGAAGGGATATAAGTGTACCATTGGTTTACAAATGGTGCTTGTTCCTCAATGTTTAGATTATGTTGTTCCCGAGGCTAAATGGGCTGTAGAGAATAAGGTTGATTATTTTGTTATTAAACAATTTAGTGACCCAGGGTGTAAAGAAATGCAACCCTTTAACCTTAACTGGTATGATAATCTTGATACTCAACTAAGATTACATGAGGCAGAGAAACTATCCAATTTCAAGACTAAAATCATTGCTAAGTGGGGTATGATACATTCCAAAGGGAAACGAGCTTATAGCCACTGTGCAGATTGCCCATTATTATTCCAAATTAGTGGAAGTTCTAAATGTTACCCATGTGGGTATTTATTCGGTGATGATAGGTATTGTTACGGTGATCTTAAGGAACAATCATTAGGGGAAATATTAAAGAGTGAACATTACTGGGATATCATAAAACATATGAGGTATGATTTCGATGTTCATAAGGAATGTAAGGGCTGTTGCAGGCACGACTTCACTAATGCCTTTATTGACAACTATCTTAATCCACCAGACCATATTAACTTTATATAGGAGGTTATAATGAATTTTCTAAGAACTGCATTTGAGGTTGGATTGGGCTGGTTTGGAGCACAGCTTGCTATGGGTTTATGCTTTATAATAGTCGTAGGAATATGCTTTGGCATATATGCCATTACTGAGTGGATATCCCGTAAATTCAAAAATTGAACTTACGGAAAGGAGGTTTATGAACGGACATTGGAATAAGTTACCAAAGCAATCTTTGGGTGATGTAGTAGATAGAGTTACTATCTTAAGTAGAAAGATATTCTTTGGGGAAGAAGAGGCTTATAAGGAACATACATATTTAACTGAAGCTATAGCAGGGTTAGACCTCAAGCTCACTGGTGCGTTGTTGAGTGCTATTATTAGATTAACGCAGATGAACATAGAAATATGGAACAGGGAGAATATCCTACGTAGAGCTCCAGAAGGTCAACTGCCTGCTGGTATGACTCCAGACGAAGTAGCTAGAACAACTATAGAAATCAGGGATTTTAATAGGAAGAGAGTCAGTTACAAGAACGAAATCAATCGTTTAACTAAATTAGGGTTTAGAGAATTTAAAATCAAACACAGGAGTCAATGATGTTAAAAATAACTGATGATAATGACAAACAATGTATTGTAAATGAGAAGTATATTACGGCTGTGCATTGTTATCCTGCATCTAATGGTAATGGTAAAGCAATTAAGGTTCTGCTCTGTCATACAGGTTATCTAGGACTTTGGTATCGGGATGAGAAAAGAGCAGATGAGGTATTTGCTATTATAGAAGCTGGGTTGATTAAAAATGGTTGGAGGGGCTAAACTATGTTACATAATAAATTAAGGGAAATATTGGGTGAGTGTGGATTAGATGCTCCAAACGAAGATGAAATACAAGATGCTATAAAAGAAATTAAAGCCCTTGTAATAAAAAGTTTAGGGGAGGATCATAGAATAGCAAAAATACTTTTTAAGTCGAGCATTTATATTGAAATGTATGGTGGTTGGCAAGCTCTACCTACTGGACATAAAAGAGTTTTTATTAAACAAGAAGAAGCAATTATAATTGAAATGAAGGAGAGGTGGAAATGAAGCGTAAATGGACAGAGGAAGAACTCAAGAACATTGAAACAAACTTTGCTAAAGAATTTGAAGCAGGTAAGATAAGATGCCCATTACATTTGTCTGGTGGTAATGAGGCAACTCTTATATCCCTATTTACACAGATTAAAGATAGAGATTATGTATTCTCTACCCATAGGAGTCACTATCATTATTTACTTAAGGGTGGGGATTTAAAGAAGTTAAGAGCAGAAATATACGGAAAAAACGAGGGCATGTGCTTGGGTAAGGGAAGGAGCATGCATCTGTACGACCCAAGTATTCACTTTTACACCTCAGCTATTATAGGTGGTACTCCTGCTATAGCTGTAGGTGTTGCCCTCGGTCTTAAGAAAAAGTTTAAAGGGCAAAAGAGAGGTCCTCATGTTTGGTGTTTCGTGGGAGATGGTACAGAAGATACAGGGCATTTTATTGAGGCTGCTAGGTTTGCAAATTGTAGGAAGTTACCTTTAACTTTTATTGTGGAAGATAATGATAGAGCTGTTGAGAGTACTAAAGCTGAAAGATGGCATAATTATCAACCTATCAATGCTCAAAATGTTCTAAGATATTCCTATGTTCCTACTTATCCTCATGTAGGTGTAGGGAAGTGGGTGACGTTCTAATGTTTCACGATAAATATATAAAAACAATACCTTGGTGGGTAAAACCAATCTTACCCTTTCGCAAAACTTTTACTTCTATGGATATAAGTAGGAATAAGACAGTAACCTGTATTGGTAAAAAGCTGTTTGGTAAGTTATATATATTAGAACTACGTGAAGAACCTGGAATTAAAGGTAAGACTTTTGATTATGTTATAGAAGATGATTTGGAGGGCTAAAATGAAGTGTAAACATTTATACGCAGATAAGGTAAAACCAGGTTCCGCTACTATACAAGTTATGTCTTGTCCTAAATGTCATAAGGTTATCATTAAAGGGAAAGATACAGGTATGGGATTTGGTATCGCTAAAATATTAAGAACTAAAAAACATGGTAAGGGTTATGTAATGAAGGAGGTCTAATGCCAAAGAGAAAACCTTTAGAAAGGGAGATACGAGATAGAACAAATTTTAAGGGTAACTTTTGTTATAACGGATGTGCATTTAAGCAATTTGACTTTTGTTATCTATTTGATATAAGATTGATTTATAATGATAAAGAGGATAAGTCAAAGAGATGTAGTAAATGTTTACACTATTTTAAGGAGGAAAAATGACCTATAAGGAACATATAATTGATTCAATGGAATGGTTATCCGAGCAGAAAGATACCGTATTCATAGGTGAAGGTTTAATTAACGCTGGAAGAATATATGGCACTATGGACTATGTACCCATTAAGAAATGTATTGAAATGCCAATAGCAGAGAACCTCATAGTAGGTGCAGCTATGGGACTAGCCCTTCTGGGCTATAGACCTATCGTTGTATTTCAACGGATGGACTTTATGTTGGTAGCTGCAGATGCAATCATCAATCACCTATGTAAGATACCCGCCATGAGTGGTGGCAAGGTTAAACTTCCTGTTATCATACGAGCTATCATAGGTAATCAAGATAAAAAGTTTGATGTAGGTTTACAACATAAGGCAGATTATACTAAAATCTTCTCACCCTATATGCTCACCATTCCCCTTATAGAACCAGACCATATTCCTATGTTTTATAAGGATGCATACAAGAAAGATGAACCAGTGTTACTGATAGAACGATATAATAAGTATGGTGAGGTTTAAGGATGAGCCACGATTTAGCAAGAATACCAATGAGAAAGATTGAGATTAGAAATACCATAAATGGCTCTGGAACTTGGTTTGAACTTGAATTAACTAATGATGATATTAAGAAACTTGACTATAATCTTGGGTTAATAGGTGTAAACATAAAAGTTAATAAGGAGTTAAAATGAAGAAGATAGAGTTACCCAAACATTATAACTACATTGAGGCATATCTTACCTATGATTGCAACATGTCTTGTGACTATTGTCTTAATAGGTTTTATGCTCTCACCTGTCCAAGACCACTTAATACTAAGGATTGGATTAAAGCTTTATCTAGAATACCCGCAACCAAGAAGTTACCTATTACCCTAGGTGGTGGTGAACCCACAGTGCATCCAGGTTTCTATGAAATAGTTAATTCTATACCTGATGGAAATGTAGACCTCTTAACCAATGGGACTTTTGATAGTGATGAATTTATGTCCAAGATAAAACCAAGTAAATTTGATAGAAATGCTAAATATGCATCAATAAGAGTTAGCTTACACCCTACGACTGATGTTGGAATGATGTTACGAACTGTAATAGCTCTTAATAAACATGGATATTCCGTTGGTATATGGTCAACAGACCACCCAACTATGACAGGACTTATGCTAAAGGTTAAGGATATATGTGACGATTACAAAATAGATTTCAGGGTTAAGGAGTTCCTAGGATTTTATAAACATAAACTATATGGGAGATATAAATATCCTGGAGCTATTGCTAGGGGTTATACTTCCAATGTTATATGTAAACCCTCGGAATTATTATTATCCCCTGATGGTAAAGTTTTTAGATGTCATTCAGATTTATATAAATATAATACACCTATTGGGGATATGTTAGGTACAGTTAAATTAACTGATGACTTTTACCCCTGTCCTAATTTTGGAGATTGTCACCCTTGTGACGTAAAACTTAAATATAATAGATTTCAACAATACGGACACTGTCCAGTTGAGATAAAAAATGATGGAGATAAAATCTAATCTTGGGGATTATACTGGGTGGTTGCTTTTGACAGGTATGCGAATACTCTGCAAAGGTGTAGGTGTAGTTGGACTGGTAATTCACCTGCGAGCTTACTAATCCCTGAGATTTACAAAAAAGGAGGTGATAAGGAATGACTAAAATGCTACAAGAGGATTGGGAAAAAGAATATGCATATGCAGGTGGGTTTCAAACAGCTTTGATGAGAGCTATTGAACACGCAGATCATATTAACCTTGCAAAGTTGGAAAAGGAATATCCTGACATTGTAAAATCTTATCTTAAATTTAGTAGGGGGTGATAGGAAATGAGTGAAAGAATTTGGGACTTTACAACCATTGACACATTCCAAACGTGTCGTAGGAAATATTACTACTTTGCAGTAAAACATCTACAAACTAAGACAAAGTCCAATGCACTACTGTTCGGTGGAGCTATCCATGAAGCCCTAGACATATGGTACAGCGAGAAAAATATGCAAAAAGCTATCGCTAATTTTAAGGAAACTTATAATGATAGGGAAGGGGATGACAAAAGAACAGTAGCAAATGGTGTTAAGCTACTTGAGAACTATGCTAAGGTTTATGAAAAAGAACCTTTTGAGGTGTTTGGTAAACCTGAAGCAGGATTCGTATATCCCATTGGGGATATAATGTATGGTGGAAGAATGGATTTACCTATCCGTTGGGATGGGCAGATTTGGATTATGGAACACAAAACAACGTCGCTTATTAGATCTGCATACTTCAGACAGTTTGACCTTGAAAAGCAAGTTACTGGGTATATCTTAGCAGCTGAGGCTTTCACTGGTGAAAAATGTATGGGATGTTTAATCAATGCACTTGAACCTTGGAAGGAACTCTTAAGACCTACAGCTAAGAGTAAGAAACCTGAGGATCATTTTGTACGATATCCAGTGACTCGTAGCAAAGAACTTAAGGACAGATTTAAACTTAATGTCAACAGGATAGTTAGGGATATCTTGTGGTGTGAAAAGAACAATGAGTTCTATGAAGCAGAGAAGAAAGAAGCATGTTTCTATTACAACTATGACTGCCCCTACAAAATGCTATGTCAGTATGGAGCAGATGAACGAACTATTGAAAGGGAATATGTTGTTAGTAAATGGGAACCTTATGCCCAACCAAAAGAGGAGAATAAATAATGAATCTTATATCTATGAGTATACATGATGTAGAAGGACTAGAAGAAAAGAAGTCACATAAGCTTGGAATGGGTATGGATTTGGAAACGAAAACGCACGTAAAGAACTACATTATTAAAACAAAAGACACTACATTTGAGTTAACTTTATTCTCTAGAGATGAAAAAAAGTTGGAGGTAATTAAATGAACTATTTCTCATGCCTGCTAATAGGCGACTGGGGTTCTGGGAAAACAACAGCTGCATCTACAGCTCCAGGTCCAGTTCTATATCTAGACACCGACAACAAACTACATAAGATGGTTAACTTAAAGTCTAAGATGGACTCTGGACAACTAATCCAATGGGCATTAAAGGAACCTCTATCAACTATGGGACTTAAGAGACTAGCAACTTCTGATATGAAGCCTGGGAAGAAAATGACCGTGCAGAGACCACTAGGTTATATGAACCTCGTTGATATGATTGAGAAGCTTGTTGCAGACAAATGTATTGTTGAACACAAGGGAGCAAAGGTAAAGATTAATACTGTTGTCCTAGACAGTTACACAACTATGGATGAGCATATCCGCAGATTATTAATGGCTGTTAATGGAACTGCAACTATGACCTTACCTTTATATGGAGCTCTACTCTCAAACTATGAAGAGGTCAACAATACCCTATTAAGATTACCAGCTAATGTAATTTTTATTTGCCATGAGAAAGCTGATAAAGACGAACTTACTGGTAAGATTAGCTATCGACCTTTAATCAATGGTCAAATGGCAGGTAAGATTGGTAAGGACTTTGAGGAAGTGTATTACATGCAGAAGACTATCCGAGGAGATAAGGCAACTTATGAAATGAATACTATTGGAGACTCCATGCGTAGTTGTAGAACCTCAAGGGATTTACCTAAGATGGTAGAAGCAGACTTTAGTAAAATTTATGGGAGTAAATAATGGATAAGAAAAAATATATTCCTGGAATGTCCGACGCAGAAAATGTCTTTGAAGAAATTGAAGCTCAGGAGAAAGCACTGCGTCGTAAGGAATGGTTAGAAGAACATAAGAAGGATGCTAAACCTCGGGGAGGTGATAATACAGAGGATAAACATCAGGGGTGATTTAATATAATAATTTAGTAGAAACAAGGAGATTTACATGAAGATTACAGTTGATCCGACCACAGAAGCAACAGGTTTTGGGTACGTAGAAGCAGGTAAGTATCGTCTAAGGATAGTTAAGGTTGATGAGAGACAAGGACCTGCTGGACCTTACCTTAATTGGGAATTGGAATTAGCTGACCCAAACATAGGTACAATAAATGGTAAGGGGAAACCTGGTCATATCTTTGAGATCACAACACTTAAAGTTGGAGCTCAATTCAGGTTACGTCAGTTAACTGATGCTCTAGGTATAGCATGGGCAGACCTAGATACCGATACTATGATTGGTGCAGAGTTAGATGCACAGGTAGGTATTAAGGAATACCAGGGTGTTTTCTCTAACGAGATCAAGAAATTCATCCCAGTTAAATAACTAAGGGACTTAGGAGAGGTTGTGGCGTGGTAGCCTGTAACTTAGAATTTATAACGCTAAGAATGCAGAAGAACCAAACCTTATCTCACCAATAAGGGCTTATTCAACTGCCAGCCTCTCCACAAGTTCAATTTTTGAAATTATGAAAAGGAGTTTTTATGTTAAGGAAAATGTTAGAAGCAATAAGCAAAATGTTAGACCAAGAAGATATGACACCTGATAACACTCTAGTAAAGATTGGTTGTGCTAAAGTTATATTAGATAAGGTCATTGATGGACTTCCAGAAACTACAGCAACAGTGCAGATACCATCAGTATTTTCCCCTTCATTAGTAGCAGATATGCCAACAGCTGTAACAACCACAACTACAAAGCCCAAGGTTAAAATCCCCGATGGAAAGTACAAAATAGTTAAGGATTCAAACAACAAGTTAGTAAGAATAGATGGCTTAGCCCTTGATGGTAAAGTAGAGTTAGACGGTAAAATAATGACTCACGCAGAGGCAAGGGGTAAGGTGTTTATAAGTGGGAGGATTATATGAAGCGTGTATGTCCAGTATGTCACAGTACCAACATTAGTGAATCAGTTTCCCTTAATGATGTTGGATGGTGTAACACCTGTGGTACTTTATTAATGCTAAAATGTCTTACCACCAAGGAGGATAAATGAAACTAAAAATGAAGGACATCACCGTTGGTGATAGATTCCGAAAGGAATTCCTTGATATAGATGTTCTCGCAGCTTCTATTAAAAAGTATGGACTTATACATCCAATAGTTGTTGACGAGAATAATGGTTTAATCGCAGGAGAACGTCGTTTTAGAGCTCACCAGTTCCTTAAGGCAGAGGATATTGAGGTCAAACATATAAACGAGTTAAGTGAGTTAGAGAAGAAAGAAATAGAACTTGAAGAGAATATCCAACGCAAGGCATTCACTTGGCAGGAAGAAGTTAGTGCTAAAAATCAATTGCATGTACTTAAGCAAAAGTTACAGGGGTCTGCAATTAAAGGGCATGACTCTGGTGGTTGGAAGTTGAAAGATACTGCAGCTGCATTAGGGGAATCCCTAGGAACTGTATCAATGGACATTCAGTTGGCTAGGGGTATGAGAGCCTTCCCAGAACTGATGAAGGAGAAATCCAAGACTACAGCTTATAAGAAACTTAAGATGAAACAGGAAGCTATGTTACAACAGGAACTAGCTAAACGTCTTAAACATAAAGGTATCCTAGATGTTCCTAATGTTATACATGATGATTGCTTAAATTATCTTAAGACTATGGACGCAGAGAGTGTTGACTTGATACTTACTGATCCTCCATATGGTATTGATATTAACAACGCTGGAACTTTTGGTAAAGGTACATTACAGAAGACCTATGCAGATGGGGATTTTGAAACATTTGACCTCTTAGATAAGGTTTTTGCAGAACTCACTAGGGTGCTTAAGAATGATAGACACGCAGTATTCTTCTGTGGTATAGATAAGTTTCCTCGCATTAAGCAGTTATTAGAAAAACATGGTTTCTGGGTATACCACATGCCACTTATATGGAACAAGGGTAGTGGTTCATATGCATCTCAAGGAACAACATTCACCCATGCCTATGAGGTGTTTGTTCATGCACGTAAAGGAACACGGAAAATAAATGGTACTCCTTGTGATGTATTTAATACCAAGAGAGTCCCAAGTAATACAAAGATACATCCTTCTGAGAAACCCGCAGAACTTATAAGAGAACTTATAAACCTGCTTAGTTTACCTGGTGAGATAGTGTTTGACGGTTTTGCTGGTAGTGGTGTGGTTGCTGAATCTGCTCGAGATACCAATAGACGAGCTATTGTAGTTGAGAAAGATGAAGCATACCATATGGCTATTTGTAAAAGGTTAAGCAATGACCAAGAATAAAGACACTATTATATGTCCACATTGTGGAGAGGAAATACCTAATAATGTAGGGTTTTGTCCTGAGTGTGGTAAGCCGTTAAAATAAGGAGTATCTATGCAGGTTTTTGGAGAAGGAGCTTTAAGCTCTAAGCTATGGCTAGTAGGCGAATGTCCAGGAGCTAATGAGGAAAGAACTGGTCGTCCATTTGTTGGAGGTTCTGGGCAGATACTAGATGGTATCTTACGCACAGTTGGAATTAAACGAGATGATATTTACATAGATAATGTTATCCAAGAACGCCCAAGTAAGAATGACTTTGGGGTATTCTATAAGGATAAAAGTAAACGAGTACCAACACAGAAGTTACTAGATGCCCATGATAGAATAAACAATCTCATTAGGAAACATAAACCTAATTTGGTTGTTGCTTTAGGTAATGAATCCCTATATGCTCTTACTGGTAAAAGAGGCATTACTTTACTACGAGGAAGTATCCTAGGGTGTCAAGGAGTTAAGGTTATTCCTGCTCTGCACCCTGCAATGATAATGCGTCAGTATGAGTTTCGTCCTGTAAGTGTTATGGATTTTCACAGGATTAAGGAGCAATCCAAGTTCCCTGAATTCCCCCACCCTTATAAAGACAACTTTATAATCAATCCTACCTTTGAGCAAGCAATTGCTTGTATTGAAGCTCTGAAATCTCAAAAATATGTTACCTTTGATATTGAAACTGATAGAGGTGACCAAATAACATGTATAGGTTTTGCATATTCTAAACAAGATTCTGTATGTATCCCTATATGTTATAGTGGAAATTCCTGGTGGACACCTGAGGAAGAACTAGCTATCGTGCAGAAAATAAGAGAGCTATTCCTAGTCCCTACCGTTAATTTTATAGCACAAAATGCTCAATTTGATATGACCTATTTAAGAGATAAATGGGGAGTCAAAGTTGTTAATCTTTGGATGGATACTATGATAGCATTTCATTGTATATACCCAGAGCTTAGGAAGGGTTTGGATTTCCTATGTTCTATATACACTCTCCGTCCATACTATAAAGATAGTGGACATGGTGGACCAGATAAACTATGGAAGTATAATTGTCTAGATACTGTTGCAACTTGGGAATGTGCTATGGAAATAGAAAAGGAACTTAAGGAATTTAGAACCCATGATTTTTATAGAGAATATTCCCACCCATTGATTAAACCTTTAATGGAAATGCAACGCAGGGGTGTACGTATTGATATGAAGAAACGTGCAGAGATAGATGCTACTCTTACTAAAAACATAGAGGAAATGCAGACGAAGTTAATAGCTGTTGTAGGACACGACCTTAATCCTAATTCCCATAAGCAAATGAAGGAGTTTCTATATACGGAACTAAACCTTCCTGTTCAAAGGAATAGAGCTACTAATAATATCACAGCTAACGCAGAGGCTGTTGAGAAACTAGCTAAGAAATTCCCGAACCCAGTGTTTGAATTAATCTTAGATATTAGAAAGGCAAGAAAATTATTATCAACCTATATACAAGCTCCAATAGAGAGTGATGGAAGGATACGGTGTAGCTATGTTATTACGGGAACTATTACTGGAAGATTATCAAGTCGTGAGTCTATATATGGATTCGGCACCAATTTGCAAAACATCCCTAGGGGGAACCTCGTTAGAGGTATTTTTATACCCAACGAGGGAAAAATGTTCGTTAACGCTGATCTATCTCAAGCAGAAGCAAGAGTTGTTGCCTACATTGCGGGTGAGTCCAGGCTACAAGCTTTATTTTCTAATCCCAACGGAGATGTTCACATTAGAAATGCAGCACTCATCTTTGGGAAACGAGTTGAAGAAGTTACTGGAGCAGAAAGGCAGCTTGGCAAGACTCTGGTGCATGCAGCTAATTATGGAATTGGAGCACGGACATTCGGTGCACACATTGGAAAAAGCCAAAATGAGGCTCAACAATTACTTAATCAGTATCACGCAATGTATCCTTGCATTAAACTATGGCACAGACAAGTTGAGGAACAGCTACGGAAAACACGAACGCTTAGAACTCCACTTGGCAGAGCTAGAACGTTCTTTAACAGATGGAGTCCGCAACTCATCAAAGAAGCGGTAGCTTATGTACCTCAAGCAACAGTTAGTGATTTACTTAACCATAGTCTAGTTAGAGCTTGGAATGCCCTACCTCAAGATTGGGAAATACTTATGCAGGTGCATGATTCAGTTCTAATGCAGGTACCTATGGATGTAGACCCATTACATCTATTTAAATTTATAACTCATTTCTTTGAGGTACATTTGGATATAGCTTATGGTCTGTTTAATAGCATGCATATGGTAATCCCTGTTGATATTAAGGTAGGAGATAATTGGGGTAATCTTAAAAAATTGGAGATACCTAAGTGAGAAAATGTCCTCAGCCTTGGCTGGACACCTATATTGAATACACTAAAGAACAAGAAAGCCCTAAAGCCTTCAACCTAATGACTGGCTTTGCCGTTCTCAGTGCAGCTGTAGGTCGTAATGTCTGGCTCCCACGAATTAAATATACAATTTTCCCAAACCTCTATATAATCATGATAGCAGCAAGTGCTAAATGTAGGAAGTCCGTAGCGGTAGGTATTGGTCGTAAATTACTTATCGCTATGGATGAGCCTCCTATGATTTTCGCTCAAAAGATTACCCCTGAAGCTTTGATTGATGCAATAACTGAGTCTAAGGTTAACGAACAATGTTATGGTCTTATATTTTCCGACGAATTATCTGTATTCCTGAGTGCAGACGCAATGAAGCGTGGCATTATCCCAGTTCTCACTTCCTTCTATGATAGCCATAGTAAATGGGAATACCACACTAAGGGTAGAGGCAAACAGGTTATTAAAAATTCCAGCCTTAGTATGTTAGCAGCTACCACCAGGGATGATTTCATAAGTTCCATGCCTAAAAGTGCAATTGGAGGAGGCTTCACCTCTCGTTTATTATTAGTATATGAGGAACACCCATCCCAGCTTAAATTATTTAATCCAGTAAATTTTAGTGGTGAGGAAGTTGAGGAAACGGAAAGAGAGGTTGTGTTGAAAAGGAATTTAATCGCAGACCTTAATTATATAAAGAAAAAAATAAAGGGTAAAATGAGTTTTTCCAAGGAGGCAAAAGCCTCTGCACTTAAATGGTATGAGTCTGAACAAGAAACTGATAGGGATGTAGCAACCGACGGATATTTTGGTAGGAAACACGATACAATGTTTAAGATGGCTACTATCCTATGCATATCAGAAGGGGATAAACTAGTAATCCAAGAGCCTCATATCCGAAGAGCCCTTAGTATTCTTAGAGTAACAGAGGATAGAATGGAAAAACTTGTTAGCACAATTGGAACTACAGAAACAGGTTCATTAACTGAGCGAATCCTTAATCATATAATAAGAACTCCTAATATTGACCATAGTAGATTGCTTAGAAGATGCTGGAGGTTCGCATCAGCACAGGATTTAACTGCGATAATACGAACCCTTATTGACAGTGGGGAAATTGACGAGAAAATTAGTGGTTCAAAGCGGGTTTATAGGGTTAGGGAAAAACTATAATCCTAGATTCTTCTTTTGTCTATTCCACGGTATCCAACCAAAAGTTCTAACCGCACGATACATAGATAACCTTTTCCAAAGAGATACTTTTCTCTCTTGCATTATTTCAAGGAAAATACGGTCTGCATATATCCTAGTAGTTGTTAACTCATGATAAAGCCAATCATGAACCATAGCTGCACGTTTATACTTACCCGTAAATGGACTTCCAATAATTGACCAACAAGCACGTGGTATGCTTGCACCATCAGTTACAAAGCCCTTTGGGACATTAATTATTATTCCTGCTTTAGTCTTATAGGAAAGGGCACTCAAGGTTTTAAATTGATAGGTAGTATATTCCCCTATTTGATATTCCCCTGTCCAAAGTTCAACCTTTTCTATTTTTTCCACCACCTTTACCTCCGCCTTTACCATATCCTGGACCACCAGTCTTGCAACCACCTGTATTTTTGTTTCGCCCACCGCCACCAGATCTTCCTGTACCTTTTCCAGCACCTTTTTTTGTACCATAACTTGCCATCTGTACACCTCCTTTTCATAACCAGCCCCACTTTGAGAGCTGCTTGTGTTCCTCTAATACTCTATCCCCTATATCTCTCCGATACATCATATCAGGTATTACCAAGTTAGAGATTGTACGCATTACTCTGCGTTTTGCATCTCTTAAAGGATGGTAATTTCCTACTTCATCACCTCTTGCGGTAACTGTGCAGATATCACCTCCATTACCTGAAGTCATATACCTATTATTTTTCTTTTCAATATCATAAAACCATATATGTTTTAAGTTATGTCTATTTATACCTTGGACTAGTATACCCTTATATAACTCTGGATCTATATCAAGAGGATATGGGGGTACACATAGGTCAATTCCTATTCCCCATTTAGATTTAAATTCCATAGGTATTTTGATGCCTACACCTACCCCATAAAACAAATCACTGAATCTACCTTTATACATTTCAAGTAAAACAAAGAGTGCATTGTAACCAAACCTAGCAGTAAATTCCAACCCATATAGTTTATCCTTAGTGACTATAGTATTAAGATCTATCGGACCTCTATAATCTACTTTTTTAAGAGCAGGCACAAGTTTACCCACACCTTCCTTAAAGAGCTTTGACTTGGAAGTTCCTAACCATACTGCACTTCCCATACAACCAGTCTGAGGACCTAAATTCCCTTCCATTAATCGTTTCTCTTCCATTGTATGATTAACATTAAGAACATCTTTACCATTAAACCACAGTTCAGTACTAACTTCAATCCCATTAACTCTCTCTTGTAATTCAAATTCCTCTTTTATATCAGAATAATATTCCAACATCCCTATCATATCATCGGGACCTTCGGATACATAAGTTGTAGTAGTTGCTTGATTCCCCGATGGTTTATATACATAGGTTTTATTATTTTCCTCAACAAAGGATATAGCTTTCTTATAGTCCTTAAATGCATAGGTCTTAGGAACATTTATCCCTGAGACCTTCATAACTTTACTACCATATATCCTATCTAACTCAACTTTATTTCCCCATTTACTTCCACCTACTAAGGGATATTTATGCCCTAGTGATGACGCAACATCACCAAAACCTGCACTAACCATATCCATTATAATGCAATCTGGTTCAGGCTTAAGTAACTTTTGTAACACACTTAAATCAACCTTCCCAAACTTAGAAACTAATATCCCAGTTTCCTCAGATTTCCTTAATAAGCCATTTCCAACTCTCCTTTTAGCCCTATCATTGATATAAAAGTTTACCTTATGACCTTCTTGTTCCAGTCTCTGTGCTAGTGGTAAACTATCGCCATTCTTAGATATAATTAAATAAATTCTCATCTCGCCTCCTACTTGTTTGTACCATATATCTTTTCAATTTCCATGTAACGCTGTCTTAACTTAACGGGTATGGATTTAATACCATGCCTCTTATAAAGGTTAGACATTATAGACTGGAAATTTATACTTATTTGTCTTTCAGGTGGAGCAGTTTCATTATATTTACGTACCATTGCATGTAACTCACTCTGCTTTTTCTCATCACCATTAGCCATAGCTTCTGCTAGTTTCTGATGAACAAATGCACTCTTTTCCTTAGTTCCTTGTAGTAAAGTTGTTTTAGCTTCTTTAGCTAAGTATGCTTTGGAAATATCTATTGAGGTAAAACCTATGCCCTGCAGAGCCACATCTAACTTAGACGGAGTAGTTATAAGTTCTCCTGAAACCTTACGCACACCCTCTTGGGCATACCGAGTTGCTTTAAGTACATTTCGTAGGGCATCTGGTGATGCATTCTCCATAGCTCTACCATATTCTCCACGTTTAAGATGCCATAATGCCTTACTCATTTGAAGTGTCCATCCTACACCTGCACCCCCAACTTTCTGTGCAGTACTACCCATTGTAGGTACCGCATCTCCTACACCAATCAAGTTACTTGCATCAATTCCAAGAGTAGAATAAGCTCCATGCATGGATACATCAATAACTTTATTAGGAACACCAGCTTCAAGCATAGCTTCTCTTGCATCTGTATCCATTGTACGTCCTGTCATCTTTTTATAAGCATAACTTATAAGAGCAGCAAATGGCAAACCTTTCATACCTGCCTGAGCTAGAAGTGTACCTACTGTCCTAAGAGATTGACGTGCTGGAGCACCTCTCCAAGGCATTTGACCGTTCATCATTTGTAAGTAATTAACTATATAACTTTTAAAGGTATACATAGTCCTAAGCATATTCCTCATATTGCCTGCACCTGTGATTACTAATGGTAGGTTCTGTTTACCATAAGCAAATTGAGTTTTGTATACAAATTCCTTCATGAACTCTATTACCTGTTGTTTATCTGTAAGTCCAAGTTTCTCAGTAGCAGTTCTATAACCGCAGATAGCAGCGTGAGTTCTATTAACACCCTCACCTAACCTACCAAAGAGTCCTATCCATTTATCAAATTCCTGTTTACTTAAATTCCTAGCACCAAGCTGAAACCGAGTAAGTTGGTCACCAAGTACTCCTTGTCTATGAAGTTTATTTAACTTAGATATAAGGTCAGTAGACAATCCATGAGCTCCTTTACCTATTCTATGACCTAAATATCTCGTTGCCATACCATATGATGTACCAAAAACCCTCTCTACATCTGTACCTGTAAAGTATTTTGCAAGTGTAGGATAAGTAGTAGCTATAGGTTGAGTGAGGTTCTGTGCTAACCACGAAAGTTTAAACGCAAGTTTATATGCATATATTGTACGATTGAATGCTCTAAAACCTATTGAACCTGAGTTGTAAAACCCATTAATGAAGTCCCTACTATAAGCTCTTATCTCAGGTGTCATCCCTTTAACATTATCTTTAAATGCAGTCTCAGCTGCTCGTCTACCAGTTATACGAGACAATTTATTCGATGATCCTTCAAGATAGTTAATTGCACTTTCTAATACATTATCAAAGTCCCATTTATATCCTGGGATATTCTCCCTTTTAATCCAATGTGACCCAAAGGTTCTTTTCCTTAAGGTATTTCTCATTTCATTAACAACAGAACTGGAGGTATCTACATCACTAGCTTCGATTAGACTCTCAAGATCTGCCATAGTTAAGTTCTTATAAACCTCAGTTCCAAGTTTACTCCTCATATAAACAGTAGCTCCCTCACCGAGTTCCTTCTGTACCTTAAGTGCTTCTGACTTCTTATCATAAAGGTTAAAGAATTTAGCTTTACCTTCAGCAACTACTTCCCCAGCTTCAATTTCTGGAGGACTATAAACTGCCCATTTACCTTGTCCACGAGACTGAGAAACATACCCACCTCTACGAGCTAATTGCTCCTTGATGTTTTCCTTTAATATAGATTGTTGGTCAGGAGTAGCTTCCTCAAGATCTGCAGTAAGGGCTCTAGACTTAACCTCTATATTTAACCCATAATCATAGGTTCTTTTAAATGCATTATAACCCGCTATCTCCTTGGGATTAAAACCAAACTTAACCGCAAGTTCCTCAGGATGAAAATACCTTCCAACTTCAGAACTATTACCTAACTTAAGCACATCTACTATTTTATTCTTAGATACCTGAGGCAACGACCTCAATTTATTAGGGTCAAGAATACGAGCTCCCTCAAAGAAAAGTTCTGCTTTATAGTCAACTGCATTCTGTACACCCATATATACTGGTTTAAACTTAGGATACTTCTGTCCTATCATAAATGGTGTACCATACTTCTTTACATGATGACTGATTTGTTGAGCCATGTATTCTGCACCACCAGCTACATCAGTTGCAGTGACCTTAGTCTCATCCATAAGTTTCCTAATAGCATCTTCAAATGGTTCAAGATTAAGCTGTGCTTTACGACCTCGCATGCCAAAGGTCTTGTTTATCTTATATATGTCTGTACCCATACTATCCTTGGGTACTTTACCACTCTGCAGATCAGAAACTATACTGTTAATGGTATCTCCATTCATCATAGTTTCTCTAGCACCAGTAGGGGTTTGATATTCTATATTGTACCATGTTCCAAAGTCATAGGTCTGCTCTGGTGCCTCAACTTTAAACTCGGGTAATGGTTGACTCTTAATTGATTTAGCTTTAGCTACAGACTCTGGTGAATGCATTTGGGGTTTATCTAATACCTCACTAGCTAGAGCTGGAAAATCATCTAGAGTTTCAGGGGGTATAGGTTTAGGTGGTATAGCATTCTTCTTATTTAGGAAATCTAAATGTGCCTGTTTAATTTTTGCAATGCTCTGGGCTTCAGTAAATACTTTCTCAAATCCACGTTTCTCTTTAATAGGAGGAATTTCCTTACCTGCTTTAGTATATGTTGTTCCCTTTGGAGGTTTCGTAAGTTCAAATTTTGAACTTGCGGGAGCCTTTGTTTGAGCATCTACTAACCCTTGTGCAGCTACAACAGGGTCACTAGGAGTCCCACCAACAAGAATACGTTTAGCAATATTAGGTGCTATAGCTTCCATAGCTTCCTTGCCTGCTTGTGCAGGATGAAGTGGAACTGCTTCCTTAGCTAATATCTGTCCCTCTATAAGTTTACCAAAGGAAGATCTTGCACCTGTTTCTTTTATACGCTTGAATACTTCAGGGGTAAAACCTTGAGAAGTAGCCTTGGTCTTAAGCCCAGAGGCTTGTGCTTTAACCCATTCTCCAAGTTTCCCTTTATTATCTGTAAATAATTTTGTAGTCTTAGCAATATTTCCTGGAGTCTTCTGCATCATTTTAGCTTTATTCCAGGCTTTCCAAGTAAGTACATTTGCACCATCACTAGCTGCTTTCTTAGACATACCAGCAGCTTCAAGTTCAGATCTAACCACAGACTTAAACCCTTCAATGGCTTTTCCCTGAGCGTTAGTATACATACCAAGTGCCTTACCAGTAACATTTCCAACTACCTTAGGTGCAACATTAAATATTAAATGCATAGAACCCAGGTCTAAAGCCCAACCAGCGAGTCCGTTAACCCACATTTGACCTTCAACATCATTTTGGTCTACACCCATACGAGTAGCAAATTCAGATTTTGCTGCAGAGTCAACAAATGAAGGTTGTTCCCTAGGATTCTTAAAACCCTCCAAGAATGCATTCCCTGCACCAATAGCTCTCAATCCTCCAAAAGGACGTTCTATTTGTTCCACTGCCCATACAATAGGAGCTCCAGGGGATTGCTCAACTACACTCTGTGGGAACATGGAATTAATTTCTTTAGATGCCCATTCAGCAGCTTCCCTAGCTTTTTGTTTCCTCTTTATATCACTAACTGTAGTATATTTTCCTTCAGCAAAGGCTACTCTATCCTTACCAAAGATATCTTCCCTAATCATTGGGTCTTGTTCTGGAGTATATCTAGGATTAGTTTTAATATTAGAGCTATACCAATCTTCTTTAATGCCAAATTGTTCATCAGCATTAGCACTCTTATATCTACTATCCTTAGTTATCTCAGACCATTTCATTCATTCCACCATTTTCCATTTGAAGTTTCTTGTGAAGTTTGAGTTGCTTGTGGAGCACCAGCACCTCTAAGTATACCACTTGCATTTGAAGGATTAAGTCTACTTGAAGGTCTCATTTCACCAAGTCCACCAGTAAAATTATTATCACTTTTTCCTCTAGCCTCAAGGGCATCCATTTGTTTATGTATATCAGCTAATTGCTTTTCAGATTCTTCAAGAGATATCATACCAGACATCTTCGAAATTATAATACTCCTTTCCCTAGTAACAAGGTCAGTGCTAGATAAAGGTTGTCCCGCTCTAGCTTTTTGAGTAACATTTTCAATAGATTCTTTAAATGCAAGTTGTTCTTCTCTAGTCTTAGGAATCCACTTCATATCTGTTAGGATGATTCGCTGAGTTTTCTCGTCATAAGCTTCAGGTAAATAAGTTTTAATTAAATCCTTAGCCAAATCTTTAAATGGAGGAGTATCCAATAAAAGATCCTCTTCTGCTTTACTCTTATCCGAAAGTCTTATAGATAGTCTTTCAACAGTCTCCAATGCCATCTTTCTTTGTCTATCCTCTTCTTCCCTTTCAGCTTTCATTAACTGAGACTTAAGTAACTGTGTTCTAGTACCAGCCTCTTGTGTTTGAGTATCTGCTTGTTGCTGCAGTATCTTAGTTCGTTTACTATTCTCACCAGTTTGTATACCACTGGCTATTGATTCACTTAGACCTGATAAGTCACTAGGTCTAGGTGGTCCAAATTGTCCTAAATGTTTAACTGACATAATTAACCTCCTATCTATACCTTAAATAATCAGACTGAAAAGTTGACTCTGATACACTACCAATATTCATAAAGTCTTGTCCAAGATCCGCACCTGCATAACTTGCTGCACTAGCTGGTATACTTGCCCCACCTGTTACGAAAGCTGCAGCTAAATGAGCACCTGCTTTTAATAAATCTTTCCATCCACCTTCTTTTCCTGGATCAAGTGCAGTAAGTATTGTTGTTCCAGTACTTGTATTTTCATTTAAATATGTAAGTGCTTGTCCAAGAGCTGGATTATTCTGTGGAAGTGTTGCCATCCAAGCAGTATATTCTCTTGCAAAGTCAACATCCATCATAGTTTTATATTGACTTGCCATTGCAAATTGCTGAGCAGGTATTTCCCTCTCTGCTTTATATCTACCTTGAGCAAGCATTTCAGTGAACTCATTTATCCCAGCTTCCTCTGCACTATATCTCCCACTACCTCTTAAGTTTCCTGCATATCCTTCCCTTATTTCTGGTAACAGGTCTTCTTTAAACTCTTTCATAGCAGGTTCTGCTACTGCTTTATCAAACCAATCGCCTGCATCTAACTTAAGGAAGTCAGAGTATGATCTTGTTTCCTCAGGACTAAACTTATAAGAAAGGTCGCCTCCGTATTGAGGAAGTCCTTTACCTACTTCACTTGCTAGATATGAAGACATAGGTGTTGATACCGCTTTCTTCTGCGGATCTACTACTTCCTTAGTCATTATACTTGCTTTCTCTCCACTAAACCATCCCATAATTTACCTCCTTATCCTTTTGGACTAAAAAATACTACTCCTTTACCTAGTCCACCAGTAACTCCAATTGTAATTCCATGTTTAGCAAGTACTGGAGTGAACTGGTCATTGTATGCATTCCCACCTGGACTTACCCTTACAACATCTAATAGATTTCCTGATGTTGCACTTGCACTGTCAAATACTAATATAGTAAGTTGAGTCGCAGACGCAACTATTCTTATTCCATGATATGAAGCACCAGTAGTGCATATAGCTAAAAGCCCTGCTGCTGTAATAGCAACACTAGCTACTCCATAATCTACATCAAAATGTCCAATTCTTCCATTATTTTTCATTATGTCACCTCTGGTACTGATTTTACATTAGCTCCATCATATATTCTTATACCACATGCAGATGCATCACTAGTTGCTATTAAAGGAATGCCATATGTAGTACCTCCTTTTTTTATTCTTAGTGCGTGTCCATCTAATGCTTGCGTACCTATCTTTAATGTACTTGCTCCAGCTCTTACCCTAAGTCCTATATCACTATAGTTTAGTGGTCCCCATGCTCGGAGTTCATAATCTCTAAGTAAAATAAATGCACCGTGTGCTCCAGGAAAACCGCCTGACCAATATACTTTTATCTTTGTTACATTAGACCACGTTCCAGTTTGGCTATGCGTAGTTTTTACCCAGACTGAAGGTAAAGAAGGTCCTTCATAAACTAAATTCCATTGGGAATTGTAATATAAATATACATCATAATCAAGCATTCCTCCACCTGCTGTAGCTGCCTCAGAAACAATTTCTACTTTATTTATAGTATTGACACTTTCAGTAAAAGCTATCTCATGTTCAAATGTTATACCTCCTGGAGATCCAATAGACCCTTCTCCAACTTCTCTATATGTAGTTGTATTATTATCATTTATACTAGAAACATTTCCAGAACCAGTCCCAGCAATTAAATTCTCACTCTCCGTCCCAGTCAAACTCCAATTAAGGTCTGCCATGATTACTCCCCAATTATAGTATCATCATCAATTACATATATATTCTCTTTATAAGTTCTATATACAGTCACCCTTTGATTACCATCTAATAAATATATCTTACTTGGTTTTAGTGTTTCTATAGTAGTTGCACAACCATAAAGAAAAAGTAGAATAGTAGTAATTAAAAGTATACGCATATAAATCTCCTTAATTTATTAACAACCAACCTTAAGTCCACACACAGGACATATAGCTTTACATTGTGATTCTACTGTATACTCGTATCCACAATTAACACAAATTACATTTATCATACATCACTCCTAAACCACATCTGCCCAGTCACTGGACTTCCTGGATCAGCTGTAGTAGTTATCATTATACCAAATCTCATAAAGGTACCTGTAGTCACTTGTATCTGACCACCTGCACTATCCACAATATAGAGGTTACCATCACTCCCCCTAATAATAAGTTCTTCATTTCCACTAGGCATTATCTTCCACTCCTTACTTCATGTCTAAACCCATAGTATCTTAGATAGAACCCACTACTTGCAGTAGTATTCATAAACCTAAATCTTATCTTCTTAACTACACAATCAAAATCCTGTTGATAATTTTTATAGGTACTTTCAAGAGATGAGGTATTCACCCCTGCACCTTCAGTTGGATTCCAACTACTACCTCCATCATCAGACCAGTGAGTAGTAACGCTTTGTCCCCTAGCCTCAAATATAAGCTGAGATACTCTCATGGACTTATCCATATAATCGTCGGTATCTGGCATTACAAAATCAGGTGTTTGGAACTCATTAGTTACTGCAGTTCCATCATTATTCAAGGTCATCTTATCTAATTTAAAAACATGACCACTAGCATTACCTAATAATGTAATAGGTGCATAGGCTTTAGTAAGCATTGAACCAATTCTCCAATTCTGCTCACCAATAGTACCTACGAGATCTCCAATAGTATTTGAAGTTTGTTCCTGGTAGTATCCAAACCCAGTCATTGTTTTAGTTTTCCTATACCAGTTCTCCTTAACCATATTTAAGCACCATACATCATCAGGATATTCAGATATAGTTGGCATCCAAACTTGAAGTTCATCATCTTCTTCTACATATAGTAAGAATACTCTGCCTGCATTTTCTCTATCTAAAACAGGATACATTGTATCTTTAACACTGTCATCCATTGCATCAGTATTCTTTTCTCCTTTATATGCATAAACTAAATCAGGTCCCATTACTACATGTTCTCCACCAACATTAGTCACTGACTCTTTACTTAATGCTCCTGAACCACTTACCATAGTATAGAATCTAAATGGGGTATGTCCTCCTACCCACATCATAATAACAATAGAACGTTCCTTATATATAACTACTTCATTCTCACTCAGTCCTTCAACAGCTACTATCCAGGATTCATCATCATATAGATCTTGATATCCTGCAGTACCCACTGTCCAATCCTCAATAGCTCCTATATTTGTCCAACTTACTCGTTGAGGGGCGTCTGCTGCATTCTCCGTATTACACATAAGGAATAAATGATCCTTAAAACTAAAAGTAAGTTCTGCGGTGCTTATTGTACCAGTAGCTAAAGTTGTGGTTAAATCTGCTACTGTAAGATCTCCACCTGCTTCTGTTATTTTCTTAGTTTGGTCAACACCATTGGTGAAAACAAATGTATCGTTCATTGTACAGGTACTAAATCTATTATCCTCATCTCCAGTAAGCATAACTACAGCTCTAAGGTCATCAAGGTATACATCTATAGCTCCAGTATCTGTAGCAACTATTAGTGATGTAGACAGAGTTGCATTTCTAGTAGTAGTAGCTCCAGCAAATTTAACACATACTGCAGTCCATTTATCTGCCTCAAGTGCAGGGATACTTACATCTTCATAAACCCCAGCACCTCCAGTAATTGCACCATTATCTTCCTCACTTATCCTTATATCTAACTCAGTAGCAACTGTTGCCTTTGATACCCTTATCCAAAAATGTAAAGCAGTATAGCCACTTAAGTCCTTTGAGGCAAAGTTTTCATATCCAGCTATACCAGTGGTAAAATCTGTAGCTACAACTAACTTAGCTGAATGAGTCCCTCTTATATGATATGTAGTATCCGCTGTTACAGTTACATTAGCAGAAGCTACCCAAGCATCTTCACAATCTTCAACAGTAACTCCTGGGGTTATACATTCCCACCTAGTCCCTGAGGTACTATATTGATAAATATTTGAGGTCGTGAGTGCAAGTAACCAAGATAAACCTTCTAGGGTATAGAACTGATCCATTCTCATAACTGAGTCTGCTAATCTATTAGAGGTAGTCTTACCCATAAGAGGAAATTGGGTATACCCAAAATCAGAATAGACCTCAGAGTTCTTCATACATACACCCTTGCAATAAGGTGTGGATTCCCTAGGTGAACCAGTTGGAGATATATTAGTTACTATCCCCTTTGTAGGTCCGAAAACATGTTTATATGCCATAATTTATATCCTCTTTGTATTTTCAAAATTTGAACTTATACAACTCCTGAAAAACTCCTAACTACTGTGTAAAAAGCTTGTACCTCATATCCATACGTATAAGCATCTTGTGCTCGAGTACCTTCATAACTATAGCCATAAGCATAGGCATAAACTTTAATTCCAGTTACATCTTTCCATCCAGTAGTAAGTTCCTGTGAATCAGTTGTTTCAGTAGTACCAGTACCAGCGTCACTGTCTGTAACATGACTTATTCTAACCCATAGACCTGATTGACGTACATAGATATCAAACTCTAGATTCCTCTGTCCATAGTTACCATAAGCAATAGCTTTACCATAGAGTTTAGATTTAACCCTAACAATATCTATAGGTGCAGTCCAAGTATGTTCCCCAGTAAAAGTAGCAACAGCACTTCCATCTGAGTTATGGTCAGTAAAAATACCATAGTAGGTACTGTAGTCCTCATCATAGCTTTCTCCACCAGAACCATAAGTAGTATTACCTGCACTTCCAGTACGAGTTTCTGTATGACTTACTGTAGCTTTTAATAATTGATTACGCTGAGCCATTAACCTACCTCCACCATTACGGTTAAGTTACCACCTGGAAGACCTCCACCTATTTTATCTATGTCTATTTTAAAGTTTCCACCTGCAGCTACATTGGTAGTTACAAATGCAGTTACCTCAGTTGATGTAGAACCTGGTGCTATTATTATTTGAGATGCTGTAGCTGTCCATATACTTGAACCATTATATAAAATATCTACCTGAACACCATCTCCACTACTACAAACAGTAGCTATGTTAGCTTTAGCAGAATAGATTTTACCATCACTTATAAGGTCTAATATAGCACTGATGTTAGTTCCTGTGGATAGGGCTCCATCTACAAACCAGAAATACATTTTCTTACTTAGGTTAACCTCTTGTGTAGCTGCATTTACAAAGAAAAAATGATCCCTTCCTGCACCATCTGTTTTCTGATAAACTGCACCTGTTTGTGTTCCTGCAAGGGTTGGGTGAGTCGATTGCATCTGCAGAGTCATATATTTATGCTTACCCGCTTCAGAGGTAGCACTTTGACTATCGGGGAACTCATGTTCCTGAGCCATTCTACCCCTAACACCTTTTCTTATATCCCTATTATAATCATCAATCTGTGTTGCACTTGTTGCGTTTGTTGGTGTAGTTTCGTCCCAAGTATCTCCATCTCCTACTGCCATAATTTACCTCCTGTTTAACCCTTCATTAAAGAAATTCTCAAAACTGCAATAGCAAAAGTAAGACTAGAACAAGTTAAAGCTGTAAGTACCGTAATAACAACTGTTACAGCCCAAGAAGGTCTCTTTAATAAACCACTCTTGATTTCATTTACTCCATCTTTAAGCTCACTCATATCTCTTTCTAATGCTACTATTCTTTGTTCATTTTTAGTTCCTTTAACACATCCTTCCATATTTCTCCTTTACTTAATTTCCAATTCCCTCTCTGCCTTCTTCGCTTTGTATTCTGTTATGTCCAGCATTTCTTCTTCTGCCAACTCCTATAGTAATTGCATAACAAATTTCAAAAAAATTTGGTAATTCTAAATCTCCAAAATTATCAAATAATCAAAATCACTGGCCTCCTCTAACGCAACGCACATAGCGGTTATAGGTCTTAGTGCTGCCGTACACGAGGCCATTGTTAAAGCCCACAATCAGCGCGTAATGGGTAAAGTAGGGATACGTAGTGGCCGACCAATAATAGCTGCTGAAAGTACTCGGAAAAGCATATTGATCAATATAAGGTGCATCAGCTGCTTTTACATCGGTAATAGCTGCCTTTTCAAGCAAACATATACTAAACAACTCATAAGCATTAGGCAAACGCCAATCGGAATACCCGCCATAAGTTAAAGCATTAGAACGAGTTAGCGCGGTTTCCCAAGCCATAGCTGCTGAAATATTCTGATTACCACCGGCTCCGGTTTCTGAGCCGGTTACCAGGGTATGGTTTCTTATCCACATCAGCCCGGTATTTGAATCAGTTAAAATATTTTCAGCTTCAGTATCAATTGTGCCGTCATCTGAATAACTATACTTTTTTGCCGCTCCTTTTAAAAGGTCACCATCTTGCCCAGTAGCCGAACAGCTGATTATTGTTCCTGCCGCATTATAACAAGTTGTCTGCCCAGTCGCAGGTAAACCACGATTCGCATACAAGGAAGATAAGTTTGTAGCATAGGAATTAATTGTAATTCCTATTAAGAATAGTATTGATATAATTAGTTTTTTCATTTTGTCTCCTTATTATATATTAATTGCTACGCAAGATTATTCAAATCTCAGTAACTATCACCCAACCTCTCGTAGCATCAGAATAAACAAGAGTAAACCCTGCTCCGTCTACATCTATGACTAAGTCAGCAGCAACGCCTTCTATATTAGAACTATTCCTTCCAACAGTTATTGCATTGGTAGTAGCTGAGTTGGTATAATCACATACTGCAACGGTATCTCCTTCACTTGGAGTAGATGGTAAGGTTAAAGTAACAACACCACCGCTTGAGTCTATTAAGAAACCTTCTCCTGATGTGGCTGTGTCAGCACCTGAGATTACTTCCCAAGCAAGACCTCCACCACCGCCTGATGCAGCTTGAAAAGTTGGAGCAGTATCAACACCATTTGAAGTTAAAACGTGAGTTGCTGTACCTACTGCTACAAATGCTGGATTTCCAGAAGCATCAAATGTTGGTATTTCACCATCTGTTCCAGGTTTTAATCCTGTCCAAGGAAGAGCTGTTGCTGAAGTTATATTACCTTGAGCTACTTGAGTAGTAGCAGTATCTGGGGCAAGCCCTGTAATAGTAATTACTGTATCAGCCTCTATAACATTACTTGCTGCCGCTAAGGTAGCACCTGTTACTACTCCACCTGTTATAGAGAGTGTTCCGTCTGTAAGAGTAGTAGCTTGAAGTTGTCCTGTCATAGTATCACCTATTATGTTGACATATTTATCATCTAAGGTTGTGCCTGCACCTATCTCTTGTAAAGCACTCTCTACATTATCACCAGAGTAATAACTGCCAGAATCATCTATCCAAGTACTATCAGCATAAGGAGAACCTCCTCCATCTGCACTTCCCCCACCACCTACAGGTGCAAGAACCGATGGGATAAATAATAAAGATAGTACTAAGATTGCTAAAACTTTTTTATTCATATTCTATCACCCTTACTTCCGTAGTTAAAGCAGAACCACAACATAGATATATGTTCCAGCCAGATGTAACATTGTTCCAGGTTTTATATGTTCTTCTATAGATGGGAAACCCATTAGCTGTGGTTACTCCACTTCCTCCAAAGAAAGCATTTTGGTTTCCTACATTAATCATCTCTACAGAACGTTTGCCTGCACTTACAACATATTGAGCAAAGGCAGAGGTTACTGTTATAGGGGTAGCGTGTGAACCTGCTCCTACTTTATATCCATCTCCTACTTGTGCATATCCTAAAGGCATTATAAATCCCCCCAATAGTTTGAACGTGGTGTCATTGAACCAGTAGCTCCACCTGCTAACGTTTCATAAGTTACTCGGATTTCTATTTTACACATATATACAGTTTTAAAAGACCCTGTAGTAACCTGAACATCTAAATCTAAATTATCAACATCATCCCAATCCCAAGTTCCAGGTGCATTAGTATTTGAAGTTATATCTATATAATCTCCCCAAGCCTGCACAGCAGGTGGTTGCATTATTTGGGTATTATCATCACCATCACTTATTCCACCAAATACAGGTCTATATGTACAAGATATACCAATCTGAGAACCCCAATTCAATGATCTTATTTCTACTTTTGATATTGTTCCTAAATTAGTTCCTGCACAAGTATTCCCAGTACAAAGTTGAACTATATCTGTGTCCCACCAAGTGCTTGCATAAGTATCTTCACTCCCATCAACCATATTTGCTGGATTAGTATCCCACACTTCTCCCCCAGAATCATAAGCATTAAAAGAATAAGTTACTTCACTCATTATGTTACCGTATATCCTATTACACTAACTGCACAATCACCACTTGAACTAAGAATAACTCTTAATGATTCTGCTGAGTTACACACATAAGGATTAACCATACTAAATACAAAACCACCCTTTGTTGCAAGATAGGCTTTAGCAAATACAGTTGTCTCGCTTGCAAGGGATACATCCTTTGGTCCATCCACAGATATAACAGCATCAGTAACATATAAAGTATGTGCTCCAGATGCCTGAACAATAACCCCCCCTGCAGCACTAGTAGTAGCAACTACATATGCTTGAAATCTTGAATCATGAGAAATTACAAATTGTTCTGAACCTCCACCAACACCTATAGGCATTATGTACCTCCTTAATCTATCAACCCTTCTTTTTCTCTTTTAACAGGAACCCATTCTATCCTTTCAACCTTAGTAGTAAAGAAGTCAAGTTTTGGAACTCTTACAACTTGTTCTATTAACTTGTACTCTTTTAGGCTATCTAAATGAGCTTTTAACTTAGGCAACTCTGCGTTGAGTTTCTTTATCTCTTCAATGAAATTTTTAAATTCATCTATATTCTTAACACTATGTACCTCATATATTTTCTCATGTATAACTGGTTTCTCATAGGGTACTTCCTTAATAACAGGTCTTTCATAAACGTGGTCATGAAGAACTGGTTTTTCACACTGTACATCTACAGGATTATATCTAATAGTATTTTCATCCTGAACATTATACTTAGTAGTAAGTTCCTCTTTCGTATTATACTTAATGGTCTCTTTCTCTGTTATAACAGGCTTTTCATAATGAACTTCCTTAGGAACATATTCAAGCTTTGGAACTGGTACTGTGTATGTCCGTTCTTGCACTACAATGTCTTCTATTACTATTTGATGTTTAGCCTTAGTAATAGTTGATTTCGGTTTTGTTTCACTAGGTCCACTTATTCCATGTGCCATAATTCAGCCTCCTTAAGCTGTCTTTTTTAATCCTACAAACTCTGCGATTAGATATATATTCATTGCAACACTTGCAGCATTTGTATATGTAAATTTTACACTTTCTCCATTATTTACTAGCTCTGCTGCAGGAAAATCAAACATTATACTTGCATTTTTTCCTACATTGTTGATGTCCTCAGCAAGGATAGCTAGAACAGTTCCCGTACCTGAGGCATCATTATAATGAACGACTTTTATCGTATCCCCAGAACCATATTCATCTGGAGTTACAGATAAAGCATTCATAGCTGCTCCACTTGTATTGACTATAACAGAACTGTAATCAGCAGCTGCAGAACTTACTACACATTTATATCCCTTGTAATACCCCCCACCTACTTTTATTCTTTTAGTTAATGCCATCAATTCCTCCTTTTCATAAGTTCAAATTTTGAACTTACGTATGCTTTATTTCCCATAGAAAATTAAGTAATTTCCACCACCAGAATCCGTAACACTAAGTCCACCAGTACAAACTACAGGTACAGGTGATTGAATTACTATGAAACCACCAGCATCAGTACTTCCTAAAAATACACGTCTAGCACTATCTGCTATTGTTATTGTGCAGGCAGCACTTGCAAATGCGTGCATGCCCATAAATGAACAAGCTGTAGTTGATAATACTACACTTGCTGAAGTAGTATAATGACATATTGCATGTTCTCCTTTTACCATTTTAAGCCTCCTTATTCTGTATATCCATATAATGGATCACTTACTCCACCATAGGGGTCGATCCAAGGTTCCCCAGATGTATATTCCTCGTCTCCTTGTGGGTCAGCTTGGGGTTCCCAATCTATATCACCAGTTGACCGTACTGCATCTCTCAATTGACCTAGAAATTTAGCATACCATATCTTAGCGTCAGAATATTCTTCTAATGCAAAGTATGTTTCAAATATCCCTGTGGTTATAATTAACTGGTCTTTATTAAGAAGGTCTGAGGATTGAGTACCACTGCTAAAGTCGGTAGCCCATTGAGGATATCTTATATATAGGGTATAAGCAGCATCAGGAATTTTAAAGAATTCTATATTGTCACCATCTCGCATATAGATAGATGGTCTTCCACCTGAATATTGTGCAGGATAGGGATACTTAGTATCAAACTTACGAGTACTCCATCTAGTAATTTTCCTAGAATATGCTCCATCGATTAGTCTAATGGAACTTATATCTTTAGGACGGGTAAGTCCGAAGTTAGATGTGCCTGCACTAAAGGGATATCTCTTAATGCCTGATACAGTTTTAGGAGTTTCAGTTAACACATTAAGCTCATGGAAACTATAAAAACGAGCAATCCGTTTCTGAGCCCAATTAAGATAGTTCCTAACTCTAGTTTCAAGAGATGCACCAGAAATAGAACTAGCACTTACTCTTTTACCAACTGTATCACATATCTCTGTTACAAATTCATCACGTGTTAATGCCATAACTTACTCCTCCAAACTATCTAAGTTAGTTTGTACTCTCTTCCACCTATCATACACCCCACCTAATTTTCTTTCCTTGAAAACTTTACCTAATCTTTCAAGTTCTATTTTTAAAGCTTCCTTGTTATTAGTTCTTAATGCATCCCCAAAGTGGTCATCAAAACCATCAGGACTAAATTGATATCTCACAGTAAGCATTGCATCTCTAATTCCTTGAGAACTTTCTGGGTATTCCTTACTCATTGCTGTGCGTCTTAAATTTACATCATACTTTAACAAGGTACGTCTTTCTTTCTCAGTAAGATTTTCCTTGTCTTTAAATCCAAGTTGAGCTGCTAAAATAGAATATTTTGCCTCACCTTCTATAAGATGACCATAGCCTATAGCTTCTTTATTTACACCAGGATCAATATATCTCTTAGGTCTAGAACCCTCTGAACTTCTTAGTTCATTTGTATAAGGATATTCTCCTAAGGCTTGAGTATAATTATTTGCCATAGCAATTACTCCAATATATAGGGAGAACAGTACTATTAATGAAACTGCTCTCCCATAGTTTAAACCCTTACGCATTAATTTGAACCCAAGTACCAGCAGCTGCAGTAGCTGTACATAAAAACCAATCACCTGCAGAACTATCTAATACCATTTGACCCAACACATAATTAACTGAACCTAATCCTGTTCCTGTAGAGGTTACAGAAAGAGTAGAAAGTGGGTTATTCCTACCTCTAAAAACCTTGTCTTTTAAATTCTTTCTTAAATTTCCTGGTGTTGCCATTTTAATCCCCTCCTACTTTTTAACCATAGTACCAAGTTTCTTTCTCTTAGTACGTTCCATAAACCTTATCTTTTTAATTTCTTTACCTTTAGCTCTATTCTCTGCCTCTTGCAATTTTATTGCCATTAGTGCTTCATGTCTTCTCATTTCCTCAGGAGTTAAATTGATTATATTATCGGTGTTCTGTTGAGCCTTTATTAAGCCCATCTGTACCCAAAGTGGTTGATTCTGTTTAGTAATACCCCTATGGTTTAACCATACATCAAAGTGAGCAAAATATTCTCTTTTCTTAAAGAGCATTCTATCAGCAAACCAACTGTCTGTGGGTGCTTGATTGTCTGCACTAAACCAAGGTTTCTTCATACCTTTAAAGACGGATGTTTTAATTAAAGTAAATCCAAATGGAACAAGATCGACCTTCTGAAGTCCCTTTCTTTGCTCAGGTGGTACTTCATATAATCTTGCTGGACCTTTAAGAATAGGTTGGTCTGCAACCTTGGTCTTAGTGTCATATCTTCTAAATGCACACATAGCATAAGGGAAACCTGATGTATGCATAACACCTGCAACTACATCCTTATCCGCATCTAACAAGGTTAAAAAGTCTTTTACAGTTACATCATAGATATCATCATCCATCAATAATAAGTGAGTACATCCACTATCTACTGCCATCTGTGCTAAAGTTTCCTCTGCCTTATGCACTGGTACACGATACATAAAATGATACCCAATATGGAACTTTCTACCCTTGTGTTGATATGTCATAAGGTCAGTCCAGAAATTTAAAAAACTCTGGGCAAACTCATGTGTCCACGCAAGTATTGGTACGCCTATTAAAATCTTAGGCATTATTACTTCTTCTTTAACCTTAGTTTTCTGTGCTTTCGCCATTTTTACTTCTCCTTTTTTCCCCAATTTTAATGGGGTTCAAGGGAGCAGGGATTAACCTGCCCCCAAGTTATTTTTAATATAATAGAAACTTCTACTTACGGTGCTAATGCAATAAAGGCAATTCCGCCTCTAGATGCTACACTTCCAGTTGTTAACATGACTCCAGCATACCTATAGGTATCTAGGATAATGGTAGCTTGTCCAGCAACAAAACTGAACGCAGCACCAATTGCCATAGCCGAAGCTACATTAACGTAGGCTGGTCCCCATGTTTGTCCCCAGAAGTAATCGCCTTTTGTAGCATTAACAGGAGATATAGCTACGGGTAACTGTCCAGTGGCTGTTGCTACACCTACCTGATAGTACAGGTTCTGGTATAGTACAGCAAAATCAGTTGATTGTACTGCTGCTACCAATGGGTCATACAGGATAAATTCTCCTGTAGTTGAAGCTGCCATTGCAGGATGAGATTTAATTCGGTACAAATACCCACCTGCGTTCGTTCCACCAGTATGAGCTGTTCCATGGTCTACTGCAATATAGCCCTCTGCAAACTCGTTTTTAGCACAAGTACCTGCTGCGTTATTGTCAAGCGTAATTCTCTTACCGCCAGCAGCACCTGTACCACCCGTAACTGTAATCATAGTGCCTGCTCCAGTAGATGCAGAACCTACTATAGTTACAGCTTGACGAGCTTTAATAGCATCATTAGATTTCATATATCTAAAGACTCTATCACCAACTACTCTTCTTGAGCCCAACTGGGCTAATTGTACTGTGGAAGACTTATATACAGACTGTCCACCCTGCGGGAGTACACTTTGATCCCCTCTCCAGTTTACTTTTCCACTCTCATCTACTTCACCTTGTTGTCTTGTCGTAATATCTGCCATTCTTCTACCTCCTTAGGTTTTTTGCTACCTCTACTCTTATTGGCTTAAGAGCGAAAGTTACGCTGCTTGTCCTGTAACTACTGAGTGACATCTACGTTTGTCCACCCATACTTGTCCACGTTGTACGATCTGTGTAACCATATCTTCGTATTGGTTAGGAATTCTCTTCCAAGGTCCCATAACCATGTTAACAGAAGGGTCTATGGAAAAACCAAGATGCCTACGGTCTAACATGTAAGTATAACCAGTGGTACATAAAGGACTCCAAATCCATATTCTTCCTTTAAAAGTTATATGGTCTAAGCCTAAATCCACGGCTTCCTTATTTACAACTTGTACTCTCTCCAGAGCTTCTGCTTCGCCTAGTTCATGAGTTGTTTGGTCACTAACTAATAGGTCAATATGTCCCCAACGCTGTGCGGTATTCATTGCATTAGTAAGATCGCTTTCACCGTATACCGAGAAGGCTCCACTTGAAGTCTTCTGTTGGTTACGCCAGTAATAATTCCCAGATTCATCTACTGCGGTACTCTGGTTAATACCATGGATAACTGTGCTTGTGCTAGGTGCAGCGTCTACTAGATAAGGTAAGCCATTGTAGTCATCTACGGTTGCTCCACCTGTATCTTCCCATAGGGCATTCTCAACTTTTTCTTGTAATGTATCCCGTACGGTATCCAACTTCGCTGTCATCTGTTTAATGTGCCTAGTGATACTCCCACCATTAGTCTTATCATCTACCCAATACCTTACAACCTGGTCACCCAAGTTTTTCCAGTAGTCATAGACGATAGTTAATGGATCGAAATCAGTAATGGTAAATGTCGCACCCTTTCCAAAGAACTTGGAAGTAGTGGTTTTTTTAACCCTCAATGGGATTTCAAGTCTACGTCCATCCGTAGCCTCATATTTAATCATCCCTTTGCTCTTCATAAGGAGCAAAAGTTTATTCTCTTCTATAACCTGGTCAACCGTAGTAGGTCTACGCTTTGCCCAAGTAGTAGTGTACAGTGTATTTAGATATTCTGTCAATGTTGCCATGATAAACTCCTTCTATTTTTAAGAAGGAAAAACTTTATGCACTAGGTAAAGGTCCAAGCTTCTCAGCTGTTTCTTCTGCAGCTTCATGAGCAGCAGCGTCTCCATCAATCTTTTCATTAGATGTATATGTGCCTGAATCTTGTCCAGGTTTTAATCCACCACTCATGGAATTAAGCTTTATCTTTTCCTCTGCAGTGGGTTCTTCTTGTAGAGACTTAACATACTTTTTAGCTCCGTCGTAAAGTTCCTGGAGATTCATATCTTTGTTTTCAGCCTTAAGGGATAATCCATACATAGCAGGTCTAAACTTTTCATAATCTGTATGAGTTATAGAAAAACGTGCAATTTCGCGTTGCCTAGCTGATTCAGTTTGAGTCTTTCTAGTAATCTTATCCTTTTCTATAGTTTGATTGATTTGGTCTAATGCAGTCTTAGTTGCAAGCTCAAAGATTTCTTTCTTAGACATTTTCTCAAACTTCTCATCAGGAATAGCTTCTTCCTTTTTAATTTCCACATTAGGTTTATCCTTCTTATCTAGAAAATCCATATAATCCTGACTAAAGATTTCAGCTCTTGCATCGTCTAAATCCTTCTGATATTTGTCCCTCTCTCCAGAAACTTTATCAAAGTCTACCTTTGATATTGTTTCTCCTTCATTTTTACTCTCATCGCCCTTTTTTATATCATCATTTTCCATCGCCTATACCTCCTTCAGGTTTTTCTGCTTTCGCAGGATCGAGTTTTGGCTCAACTCGTATTTGTTTATATCGCCGTCTACGGTAAGCTTTTGATATTGCATTGAATGCAGAACGTACTAGTCTCCCTGACCATTGTCCAGTAAAGGAAACATCTGCTCTAACACCAGGTGCAAACGTTAGGAATAACGTTTTAGTTTCCATCGCCCTATCAATAGGACTGCCACTTAGTTCTTGACTAAGCTCCCTCGCAGTATGTGTTTGTTCCACCACTTTGTCTGTGGATGCGTTATCACTCATAAAATCCTCCTTATCTTAGATTCTTCTTTATGGGTACTTTTACATCATCACCCATTATAAGACCTCGTTTATTCAGCTCTCTTTTAAACTCATCTTTATCTTTACAGAATACAGGGTCTTCACCTAATCCAAAGTGCCAACCATGATATCCTTTATTTGCATTTCTCCTTTCAATGTTTCTTCCTCTTAATTCCCTGACTTTCTTATTCTTAGCTAGGTAATTATCATATTCTGCATCAGCTAAGTCCTTTCTCATAAATCCTCCTATACAAATTGTGGAAAGTTTTTCATTTGAGTTCCTACGAAGTCCATGAATTCCATGGGTTTCTCAGGACTGCGTCCTGCACCTTCTCCAGGAAAAGCTAACTTAGGATCAAGCCAATCAAACTTAGATGCAAATACCTTCATCATATATTGCATATCAGTACCTGGGACTTTATTAGCTAATGCCATGAACTCTAACATCTCATTCCTAGTTGTTCTCTTATCTTGAGGTTGACCTTCCTCTGGGTTTATCCTATAATGATATTCACCTTTAATTTCCTTACCAGAAAATTTAACCCAGTATCTAGCACCATCTGGACCTACAACATCAATCACTCTACGAGCTGACCAATTCGAGAATACTATTTGGTTATACGACCTAATTATCGACTCAAGATGGTCTGCTAATGCATCACGTCTTTCATCTATTCTTATCATTGAAGCAGCTCGTACAGTCTCTACCTCATGAGCAGTTCTACGTCCTGAAGGGGCTTCAAACGCACCTGCTTGATTTCTACTAAATCCCATTTCTTCTCTAGTGTCTTCTCTTACTTCCCTAGCTGCTATACTAAAGTCAGGGGGTACGTGACTTTGTAGTAATGCAACAGCTTTTCTTATATCTCCATTTAGACCTACATCTATTCCAACAGCAGCCTTTACATCTTCATCTAGTAATTTAGAAAGCTCATCTTTATTTATCCCCTTATCATATAAGACCTTAAGTATAGCTACTCTTCTATGTTTCTTTGCCATTGTTCTTATATCATTAATTTCCTCTTGTCTGGGTTTTACTATCCTAGCATCAGGAACCCACCAAAAATGATCTGGGTCTTCATTGAACCCTAGGACCTTTGCAGGCAAACCTTCAGTTTGTAAATAATCAAATTCATCCCGTAAGTATTTAGGATGATCCAAAGTAAGTGTAAACACCTTACCACTTCTTTGGTCATGATACTCCCACAGTTCAACCCATTCCTCTTGGTTAATAGTAGGGAATTGTGAAGTTGGACTCTTCTCTGGAGCACCATCATGGGAACCTTCTAACTTACTTCTATAGGGACCTTTTAAGTTCTTTGTGTTCATGAACTTAGGGTCTGCTTTACAATCTTTAAGAATTCTCATTTTTCTAAATGCAAACCAAGGTGATGTTCTCCAAGTGCTTGTTCCCCATGGGACTACAAAATCCTCAGGATTACATCTTAAGAACCAAGGCATTCCAGGCTTAACATTATTATTATATTCAATACGTTCGCCCTTTTTACTGAATGCACTTAAACCAGAATCTTGAGATTCCTCTGAGGTAATTTCAGGGTTAAAGCCATATTCACTATCATATCCTAGTATCCCTGGACCTCTACCTGAGAAGAAGCAATCCATAACACTAGATTTAAGTTCCCTTTTTAATCCAGTTTCATTTATAAGATAGTTATCTAATCTCTCAAGTAATAGTGCATGCATACCAAACCCTGGCATGGTTGGCATAACGGATACCCTAGGGTTTCTAAAATACACTTGAGGAACTATAGAACGTGCTATAGAAAACATTATATTAACAGGAACAATACCTTTATTCCAGAATCCACGGTACATATTTTTATATGTTTTCCAGGATTTACTTTGCCCATATAAGGTACGGTAACGAATACCCTCTCTTATACTTTCCTGCATTTGTTGCAGAGTTTTATTTACTGTACCTACACCACTACTATCCGCCATGAGCCTCCTTTAATCGTTTCAGTTTTTCCTCTTTATCATTTGGAGGAGTTATACCTCTTTTTCTAAGGGATTCCCATTTCATTCTCATTATCTTTTCTCTAACTCTTTTATTCATGTTTTCCTTTTTATATTTTCAATTTTTGAACTTACGAAAAACCTTGTTCCCAATCATCTGCAGCAACCGTTAATTCCGTTTGCTCTTCAGTATATGGACTATTAACTACACTTGGATTACCAAAGTTATCTCTACCTTTTGTCTTGTCATGAGCCCAACTAAGGAAATCATCCATCTTAGTTTCATATTTAAAATTGATTGCTCTAGGTCGTACATTATCTGAAATAATCTTTCCAGGTCGAGCTATTTGGATTTGATATGCAAGGGTATCTAATATGTCCTTCTTACACATTTTATTATTAGGAACATAATCTGTGTATTCCTCGATGAATTCCTTATGGTCTGGTTTGCAATGTAATGCAAAGTTTGATGCTAAAGGTTCTATTGCTCTTATCCTAAGTTCCTTATGTATATTACCTTCAGGTTTTATTCCCCTAATGTTCATCCGAGGTACCTTACCCTCATCCATATATTCCCTTGCAAAATGCCCTATTGCTTTTTGATAGTATATATCCTCTATTCCAATTTTCTCTGGTTTAAATATTTTCCAATGCTTAGCCATTGTCATTATAACTTCCGAAGGGTCTAAACGACCTACATCATAATGTAATATCCAACAATGATGTTTATCGTCCCAAGCGCAGGTAAGTACAACAGTATTGCAATCAGATTTACGCTTGGTGTCTGTCCATTCAGCCAAATCAACAGTTGTGAATATCCTAACTGTCTTAGGAATTTCTTCACTAAATTGGTATAATTGTAGCCAGGATTTTTCAAATAACCGTTCTTCATGAGATGTTGGTGTTAATAAATATTGGGTTGCGAATATGTATGGACCTTGAGCTGCTCGTATAATCTTAAGTTGGTCTATATCATAGCATGATTCCCATTCTGGTTTACATAATTCCCAATCACCTTTTTCTTTTAGTTCATCTAGGTCAACAGCACCCCTTATGAAACGTTCATAAGATGGTTCATTTTCCCATATATAATTTATAAGGTCTTTCTTTGCCCAACGTGTTCCTGCATTATGAATATGTGTATGTCGACCTGGAACTAACAATGATGTAACTAACTTATGCCAACCTATTGCTTTCTCTATATCATCTCTATCAGGTTGTAACTCACCCTCGCTGAAATCATCTTTCTTTGCATATATTAAATCATCTTCTATAACTATATCATAATGACGAGATACTGACGCTCCACCTATGCCTGCAGTTTCAAATGTACTCTCGGTGAAATCATCATTTCTATGGATACACGCAGATTGATTAGACCATTTAACCCTATTAAAGTTATGGGGGATAACCTCTGGGAATAACATCTGCATAACTCTATTAGATTCATAGGTCTTACGAATAAGGCTTATCATCTTTTCCGCATTGGTTATAACATACGATGCAATGAGTACCCTCATATCAGGACCAAGTTGCCAAAACTTATCTTCCCAAGCTTTAGCATAAGGGAATTCATTTTCCTCTGTCCTAGGAAGTGTTACCCATGTTGGATATGCTATGCTACCAATCCAAGTTTTTACGAAAGAACGAGGCATCGTTGCCTGTTTTCTTTGAGATGGACTTGATAAGAAATCACAGTATTTTCCATGTAAAGAATCAATTATATCATCAAATCCCATTACCGCTTTACAATAACAGAATAAGTTACTCAGACATTTCTGTCTTAATACTGACCTTTGTTGCTCGGTCATTTTTACTAGGTTCAACATCACCTGCTCCTAAGTTTGGATATTTCTCCGCCCCTGTTCGTGTATCATAGGCTAATACTTCCTCAAATCTATCAGCCATTTTTTCAGTAACCTCTATAGAAATTTTAGTTTTTTCCGTATGGGCTTTATACCCAGCTCTATCTAATACACTATCAGCGGTGACTTTTTTTACTGATTCTGAATTTCCTGTTCTAAGTATATTCTCATAGGTTTCAACAGCACGTAAAGCTAGGGATTTAAGTTTAGCTTCTACAGGGTCACCTTCAGCAACAGATGTACTTTTCTTATCTATTGTTTGAGATTGTAGCTCAACCATTTTTCTTTGTCGTTCATCTGTAAACATAGGACTATTTCTAATAACGGA